ATCCGCCGCTCCGAATGGCAGTTGATGCGCGATTGCATGGATGGGGAGGAAGCGATCAAGGCGCGCGGCACGGAATATCTGCCGATGCCTTCAGGGTTCGCCTCTCAGGATGACAGCGGCAAGGCGATGTATGCCGCTTATGCCAACCGGGCGCAGTTCCCGGAGTTCCTTGCGCCCTCCGTAGGCGCGATGATCGGCATCATCCACGGGCAGGAATGGCAAGTCGAAATGCCGACTGCCATGGAATATCTTTATGAGGACAGTGACGGCAACGGACTGCCCTTAGAGGCGTTCTCCCGGCGCATCACGCGCGAGTTGCTTGTGATTGGCTCCTATGCCGTTCTGACCGATGCTCCAGCAGGTGACGGGCCGGGAACGGGCGGCAATCCTTGGCTGCGCGGTTATCGCCGCGACAAGGTGCTGAACTGGGACTCCGAATGGTGGGTGCTGGACGAAAGCACGATGAGCCGCGACGGTTTCGTGTGGAAGCAGATCGAACGCTATCTGGTGCTGAGTGTCATCGGTGCTGGATACGTCCCGACGCTGCTGGATGAAAACGGCAACACCATTAAGCAGATGCAGGTTCGGGCGCGGGGCGGCGGTTTCCTGCCTCGCATTCCGTTTGTCATCGGCAGCGCAATGGATTTATCGCCGCGCATCGAAGCCCCGCCCCTGATCGGCGTGGCACGGGCTGCAAAGGCGTTTTACCAACTCTCGGCAGACTACCGCCACCAGCTTTACATGAGCGGGCAGGAAACGCTTGTCGCCATCAATGGCAAGGGGCCAGACTATATCGGCGCGGGCGTTGTGCATGAAATGCCCGGCAGCGATACCATGACGCCGGATTTGAAATATGTCTCGCCCACTTGCGCAGGCATCGAGGCCCATGACGAGGCCATGACCCGCCAGCGCGAGGCTGCGGTGCAAGCTGGTGCGAGGTTGTTTGAACAGACGGCACAGGGTGCAGAAAGCGGCGAGGCTAAGAAGCTGCGCTATCATAGCGAGACCGCGACCCTGACCAGTGTCGCGCAGAACTCGGCCTTGCTGCTTGAGCGCGCTTTGAAAAATGCGGCCATGATTATGGGCCTGCCCGAAGATGACATCGTGGTCACGCCGCCCAAGGATTTGATGGATCGCACCATGTCGCCGCAGGACTTTGCGGCGCTATTCGGCGTCTATTCGGAAGGCGGCATGTCCTGGGATACCTATTTCGAGAACGGCCAGCGAGGCGGCATTTTCTCGAATGAAATCACGGCAGAGGAAGAAAACGCGCGCCTTGATGCGCCGTCCGATGCTGCTGATGAACCTGTCTAAACCCCGCCCGATGGGCAATCGCTAACCAAAGGAGAGGCCGATGGCCCTCAAGACCGTTCTTGAATCGACCGATGGCCTCGATGAAGCCATTGCAGCACTCTACACCGAAGCGGACGGGAGATTCATTCTCGCCCTCGAAGGTGTGGATGACCACCCTGAAGTCGCCAGCCTTCGCAATGCCTATGCCCGAACGAAAGAACGGGATGCGGCTGCACGCGCGGAAGCTGCCAAGCTCAAGGCGCAGATCGATGAATTGCAGGCGGGCGCACCGGATACGGCAGCAACGCAAGCAAAGATCAGTGCGCTAGAGGACAAGCTTTCGGCGCTGTCTGCCGAAGCGAGCGACTGGAAGGGCAAATACACGGGCGTCACCCGCGATCAATCGCTTCAGGGTGCGCTGCAACTTGCCGGGATCACCGAGCCAGCTTTCCTGAAGGCCGCAACAGCGATGCTGGCGGGCGATGTGAAGCTGGCGGATGACGGCACCGCATACGTGGAAAGCACCATGGGGCCAAAGGTTCTTGGCGATTACGTCAAGGCGTGGGCCGCTGGTGAGGGTGCTGCATTTGTCTCCAAGCCGCAGGGCGCGGGGCTCAAGGACAACGATTTTGGTAGCGGCAAACCAACCGCGTCAAAGGGCGATCTGGCCGGCTCGAAAACCGAGCGGCAGGCCGCACTGAAGGCGCGTTTCCCCGACCTTCCCTCCTAAAAGGATCTGAATTATGTCTCTCTCCCAGATGCAGGTATTCAATGAATACATCATGCCTGCCACCATCGAAACGCTTGGCCAGATGGTTGACAAGTTCAACGCTGCCTCGGCAGGTTCGATCACGCTGACCACCAGCGGCTTCGACGGCGACTTCCTTCAGGAATCGTTCTTCGCTGCCATCCACACTGCTCAGCGCCGCGTTGACCGTTACGCTGCACAGTCTTCGGCAGCAGCGACTGACCTGACCCAGCTTCGCAATTCGTCTGTAAAGGTTGGCGGCGGCTTCGGCCCCATCCGCTATGAGCCCTCGCAGTTGACTTGGCTGAACAAGCCGACCACCGAAGGCATCGAAGTCGCTTCGCGCAACTTCGCTGAAGCCATGCTGCGCGACCAGCTGAACACCGCGATTGCGGCGCTTCGTGCGGCCATCGTCAACCAGGGCGCTGCCACCACGGTGGACATCACCGCTGGCACCAACGCCGTGATCACCTACAACACGCTGAACGACAGCCACGCGCTGTTCGGCGACCGTTCGGGCGATCTGGTGGCGCAGGTGATGACGGGTTCGATGTATCACAAGCTGATCGGGCAGAACCTGATCAACGCCCGTCAGTTGTTCCTTGCGCAGGGCGTCACCATCGTGGACATCCTGAACAAGGCGGTGATCGTGACCGATGCGCCTTCGCTTGTGGCTGCTGGCTCGCCGGGGACTGACACTGTGCTTTCGCTGGCGACCGGCGCTGCCACTGTGTTCGATGGCGGTGACGTTATCAGCAACATCGAAACCAACAACGGCCAGCAGCGCATCGAAACCACGATGCAGGTTGATTACAGCTTCGGCCTCGGCCTGAAGGGCTATTCGTGGGATGAGACGAACGGCGGCAAGTCGCCGACCGACGCCGAACTCGCGACCGGCACCAACTGGGATAAGACTGCAACCGACATCAAGCACACCGCTGGTGTGGCTGCTGTGGGCGACCGTAGCTAATGATTGCGGGGAGGGTTTCGGCCCTCCCCCTTTCGCCTGAAGGGGTGAATTATGATCCATTACGAACCTCACCCCGTTAGCCCCGAGCGCAAGGCGGAATTGCGCGCGCAGGGGTTTAAGATCATCGACGCGGCGTTCAAGCCTGCGGATTGGAATGCACCCGATGGCCTACAAGCCGAAGAAACCGAAACCCAAGCCGAAGCCCCGGTGAAGCGGCGCGGTCGCCCAAGAAAGGCTGACTGATGGCGCTCACCATCGAGAACGGCACCGGCATCGCGGGGGCGGATAGCTTCGTCACGCTTGTCGAATATGCCGACACGCAAACCGATCTGTTTGGTGCTGCGCTCGATGGCACGGACGTTCTAAGGGAGGCGGCGCTTCGGCGTGCGTTTCTCTATCTCAAGTCGCTTACGTGGAAGTCGGACTATCCGTTCCCTACGCTGGGTGGCACAATTCCTGCCGATGTGAAGTCGGCGCAGGCTATTCTAGCACGCTATGAGGAAGCGACCCCCGGCGGGTTGCAGCCCACGGTTGTGCCAGGACAGCAAAAGGTTCTGACCCGCGTGGGCGAACTGTCATGGACTGTCATGGGACAGACGGGCGCGGATGCGCAGCGAGCGGTTGTTATGATGGCCGCTGATCTGCTAAAGCCATTTGTTAATGACACAGGAAACACCCGGTTCCTCCTCCGTGCCTAGTGTGGTGAGCCTTCGCGGCGGCGAGGTGAATACCTTCACGCCGAACGAGGGTTGCATCAAGGCGCTCCGCGAAATGCTGGAAATGGCAGAGGCGGGCGAGATTACCGGCATTGTTTGTGCAAGGCTGCACGGCGACAATCTCGGCAGTTACACGATTGCCGGGATGGCCGGCCCTTATTCATTGCTGGGGGCGCTTGTCATGGCTCAAAAGGAAATGACCGATCTGATGGCGAGCCGCTTTGAATGAGCGGCGCATCTATCGCGGCGGAAGTCGCACAGGCACTTAGCGACGTTGCCCGCGATGTGGGAACGGGCGAGTTCATTGTCACGCTGATCGAAAAGCCCGACAACCCTGCGACACCGTGGGATACGGGGTATTATGGCGAGCCTACCGAATACGAGTTGCCCGCGATTGTAAGCGACTTTCCGCAGACGATGATTGACGGGACTTTGATCCAGCAAGGCGACCGGCGCGTGATGCTGGCGGCTACGGGGCCAAAGCCCAGCACCTCTGGCACGTTGAATATCCTCGGCACGGTTTATCGCATCATCAGCGTTCGGGAGACCGGGCCTAGCGGGGTGCCGCTTTATTATTTCGCGCAATGTAGGGTCTAAGCATGGGCAACCGCCGCCGCCTGCAAAACAGACTGGCGGCGCTGCTCAAGGAATATGATGGACAGATCGAGCGCGCATTTCTTGATGCGATCCGCAGCAAGGCAGGCAGCATCAATTTGGCCGAATTGGTTGCAGCAATCGAGGCGCGGGACTTTAACCGTGCCATAAACATCGCGGGCATGACCCGTGCTGATTTGTTTCCGTTCGATCAGTCAATCACTAGCGCATATGTTGCGGGCGGGCAGACGGTATCAGCCGCAGCCCCGGCTTTCGCCGTGTCGTTCGGTTTTGATGGTCGAGCGACCCGCGCCGAGGCGTGGGCGCGCAGCCATGTAGGCGGGCTTGTGACGGGTATCGTCAATGAGCAGTTGGACATGCTGCGCGAGACTATCGGCACGCAACTGGCCGCAGGGATTAACCCGCGCAAGATTGCGGTGCAGATCGCGGGGCCAATCGGGCCGGGTAACGTGCGGCAAGGCGGCTTCATCGGCCTGTCGCGGCCTCAAGTGGGATACCTGGCCAACGCGCGGGCCGAATTAGAAACGCTGGACGCGGGGTATTTCAGCCGCAAGCTACGGGATCGCAGGTTTGACCCGCTGGTGCGCAAGGCGATTAAGGACGGCAGGCCGCTGGCACAGGCCGATATAGACCGGATTGCAGCCCGCTACAGTGACCGGATGCTGAAGCATAGGGCTGAGACCATCGCCCGGACGGAAAGCATCACAGCCCTACGCGCAGGGCGGCGTGAGGGGATGCAACAGGGCATCGAAGCGGGCGCGATTGCGCAGGACGCGGTTAAGCGGGTTTGGAACGCGACAATGGACAGCCGCACACGGCCTGACCATGCGCAGGTTAGCGGGCAAGAGGTTGATGGCATGCAAACGCCATTCACCCTGCCCGATGGCTCGCGGATGCTTTACCCCGGCGACACATCGCTAGGGGCTTCGGCAGATCAAACGATCAACTGCCGGTGCTATGACGAATACGTAGTGGATTGGCTCCGTGGCTGACAACCGCAAGTTTGTCGCGGACGTTTCCAAGTTCGCCGACAAGACCGCCGATCAGATGCTCAAGGTCGCACGGCAGTCAATTCAGGATACGGTGCGGATTGCACAGCGCACGGTTGCCGATGGCGGGGATATGCCGGTCGATACCGGCTTTCTGCGCAACAGCTTGGTGACTGAATTGCGAGGCGCACAGGTTGCCGAGGGCGGCGATAGCTACGTGCTTGGCCTGAGCGCCCTGCAACTTGGCGACCCGTTCCAAGTGGCGTGGACTGCCGAATACGCAATTCCGCGTCACTACATGGTCGGCGTCGGCCAAGGCGGCGGGTTGTGGCGCGATAAGGCTGCGCAACAGTGGTCGCGTCTTGTGGCTCAAAATGCGGCGAGGGTGCGATGAACGAAAACGACATCGAGCAGGCCATCGGCCAGCACCTCGCAGGCATGGGTTCAACCCCGATTGCATGGCCGAATGACGACTTTACGCCGAGCGGCACATACATCGAGTTCCGCCATGTCCCCGGCGAGCGGTTCGATGATACGATTGACGCAAATGGCCCCATCCAAACTGGGATTGTCCTGCTGACCGTTGTGACGCGCTCAGGGGGCTTTGCGAACGAAGCGAACGCATTGGCGGCGCAGATTGCCGACAGGTTCCCGAAGGCTCTCAGATTGACCGCAGGGGCCGGTAAGCTGGTGTTCTACGCGCCCGCCTCTCCCGGCACTCCGTTTCAGGACGGAGCCTATTTCCGCAAGCCGGTGCGCATCTTCTACATAACGGAGTGACCATGAAAGTTCGGATGACGAACAAGTCCTTCCCGCTCGGGGAGGCTCACGTGCTGCCTGAAGATCAGGCGACTTGGGAAGCAGCCGGATGGGTTGCCGATCCCGCTCTCTCAGAAACCACTGACAAGGAAACCAAGAAATGAGCCGTTCCCACATTGGCAAAACCTTCTGGGTTGCTCCCGCAGCCCCGGCAACTGAAAATGCAGCGGGCTTTGCGGCCCTGACCTGGACTAAGGTCAATGGGGTTCAGACCCTTCCGCAGATCGGCTTTTCGCACGCTAACATTGATGTGCCAGACCTTCAGACTGGGATCACTCGCGGCGTGAAAGGTGCCGGGGCTGGGAACGACAGCACGGCGACCTTCCGCATTGTGACCTCCGATGCCGGTCAGGCATCTGTCCGCACTTTGGCAAATGCTGGTGGGGTTGCGGCTATCGGCTCGATCCGCATCACGCGGGGAACCGGCACTGACGGCGCGCCGGCAGCAGGCAATGAACTGCAATATGCGACAGGCTACTTCCACAGCTATGTCGAAGTGCAGGGGGATGACACTTCGTTCGAGGGGTTCAGCGTTAATTTCAAGCAGAACTCGCCCACTGTTGACGCGACGTTCCCGTAATGGACTTTGCAAAGCTTGACCTGCGAGCCGCGTCTGAGCGTGGTTCGTGGGTCACCTTGCGCCATCCGCGCATTCCTGAAGGCGAAAGCCCGAAGCTGCGCATCAAGGGCATGGGCGCTAAAGGTGTAATGGACGCATTCCGGCGCGTGGAGCGTGTGCAGGCGCTTAAGGGCGAGCGCATGGCACGCACCAGCGACCGCGATGCAGACGGTGTTCTTGCCAAGTTTCAGGACGAACTAGAGCAGGCCATGGCCGCGCTGGTGGTGGCATCTGTCGCCGAATGGGATGGCATTGAATGGGACGGTGTTGCGCTTGAACTGACCGCCGAAAACATCCTGAAAGTCTGCGGCCCCGGCACGCTGTTCTTCGGGCAGGTCAATTCAGCAATTGCGGAAGAACACCGCCTTTTTACCGAAGCCGACAGCGCCTCGTAACCTTCGCTGCGCAGGTCGGGTGGCTTTATGCGAAGCCCGAGGGGCAAGAAGAAAACCGCCTTGCCCTGTTTGGCGAAACTCTGCCTGAACTGCCAGAAACCGAACGTCTGGCCGATCTATGGCAGGCGCTTGGATATGCCAGTGACAGCATGGCAGGCGCTGCCCCGCTTGAGTGGGCCGAAATTGAGGCATTCAACCGCCTCACACAAGCCGATCTGGCACCCTGCGAGGCGTCCTGTCTCGCCGATATGTCCCGAGCCTATTGCGTGGAAGTTGCTGATCGCAACCCCTTGCGCAAGTCACCTATGGAGCGCGATTTATGACCGACTTTGCGCGCCTCGTTCTTGACGCCGACACGCGCGGGTTGAAGCAAGGTGAGCGCGAACTTGATCGCGTCGGCAAGCAGGCCAAGCGCACTGCTGACGATGTGGACGGCGCAGCGGTTGGCATGTCGAGTGCGTTCAAAAAGGTAGGTGTGGCACTGGTAGCTGCTGGCATTGGCAACGTCATTTTCGACTTTGGCAAGAAGTCGGTGCAAGCCGCGATTGACGCCGAGGAAATGGGCAGCGCCTTCAATGTTGTGTTCGGCAACATGGCTGGCGATGTTCGCAAGTGGGCCGAAGAAACCGGCAACGCGCTAGGCCGCTCGACGCAAGAGATT